CAGAACACCCACACCAAATACGACTGCGAGACAAGCTTCGCGAACATCAAGCCAGTCGTGAACGTCACCCGGACGAAACTTGAACCAACACTCACAGTTGGAGTTGCCAAGGGTGCCATTCTCGACAATGTGCCGATCACCGTGCCAAGCAATACTGCTGGTGCCACCATGCACGCCATGAAGAAGAGGTGCGATTACGCCCCTTCTTTGGAACACATGGAGGATTTCCTCACTGGGCACAAGTTGCTCATGGACAAGTTTACTCCTTTGGAGGAAATCCGCCTTGACAAGGGCCTGTTTGACAGGTACTTGGAAAAGTGCGCGCCCGGGAAGGCCGAACGCCTTCTCGCGGCCTTGGGGAACCACCAGTTGCAAGGTGATTTTGCAACAAAACATGTGTTCGCGAAGCAAGAAGTCTTGCTCAAACCCCATGGGGCCCAGCCCCGCGTTGTATACCAGGGTACAGATATGTACAACGCACTCACTGGCCCTATCGTTATGGAGCTAAACGATAGGATGAAGAAAGTCTTCTCAAGGGACAACCCGCTCAACGTAGGCAACGTCGCGATTTACGCTTGCGGCGCCAGCGGGGAGGAACTTGGGGCGATCATGGATGAGGCTGAGGGGTCTGCAATTGAGTCAGACGCGAAGAACAATGACGGGAGCCAGAGCAAGGAATTTCGTCGCCCAGAGGCGATGTTTTACCTTAAATTGGGAGCACCGAAGTGGTTCGTGCAGGAATTTGCGAAGAACACCAGCACACGGGTGTGGACGCGGTACGGCGTCTGCGCTCAGCTCGATGGTCAGCGTTGGTCCGGTGAGACAACGACGACCACTGGTAATTCGTACGTTCACATGGCGTTGATGCAGGCTGCACTGCACAACGCTGGCGTTGAGCGTAGCACGAACATCCACGGTGGGGATGATTATCTGGGGTTTGTGAGCGGTGAGGTCGAGACGTTCAAGGAATCTGTTGAGAAAACATACAAGGTTTCTGGAATGGTCGCAGAGGTTGTCCCTCAGTCGACGCATCACCGCGCGACGTTTTACAGAAAACGTTACGTTCGAACACCCCATGGTAGCCTCCCCGTCCCACAATTCGGCCGCGTGTTGGCCAAAATTAACATTCGTGCTAATCAGAATAGCAATGTTAATGACAGGGATTACATGGCCGGCAAGTATTTGTCGGCTGCGTATGAACATAGACACGTGCCGGGCATACCCGAGCTGTTGCTCGCAACGTCTGATCGCCTTTCAGACAAACCTCACCTCGACGTCCG